CGCAGCGGCCTTGGCGATCGCGGCCTTGTCGGCCTCCGCCTTGCGGCGGGCTTCACCGGCGGCAGCGGCGTCAGCGGTATTCGTGGACTGGTTCTGGTTCTTGGCCATCAGGGCCTCCTAGTTGATGTGGACTTCAGCGGGTAGTCGTCGGGACCTTAACAAGGCGAACATCGATGCGCAAGATACTTTCTGCACATCGATGTGATTTTATCCGAGTCGGGCTTTCTGCCAGTCGCCCAGCGCGGTGCTGGACGTGCTCTTCTTGATACCTTGCTCTTCGAGCTCGACCATCATGCGCTTGCGCAGCACTAGCACGTCAGAGACAAGGGTAGGCTTCCCGGCCTCCTCCCACACCTTGTCCGCGTGGGCCCATATGATCGGCCTTGCTCCACCGCTCGGGACGCGCGGGCCGGCTGCGCTCGTGCGCTGGGGCTTGGGTGCGCTGGCCGGTATGGTTGCCGCGGCGGGTACCTCTCGCCGCTGTGGTGCCAGCTGTGCCGATTCTGCAAGCACCGCTGCGCTGGCCGGCGGGGTCGTAAGGGGGAACAGGCCCCCGTCCAGCACGTTTGGCACCAGCGAGCCGTGAACGTACTTGAATTGTTTACCCGTCTTGGCGTCGGCCTCGAGCTCGTAGAGCACGTGATCGATCTGCGCTTCGAGCTCGTCCCGGTCGACCTTGGGCGGGGTCATGCGGTCGAACAGTGTGGCTAGCACGTCCCGCATCTCCAGCTCTCCCATCCCCTCGGGGAAGTCCTTGCCGCAGGTGTTGCGGTAGAGATGGCGCAGCATGGTCGACGTCAGGTGCCCCAGGAAGGTGGGCGAAGCGGTGTTGTCGAACAGCACGTCCTTGAGGTGCAAGCTCTCCAGGTAGGCGAGCCCCGCGACGATGCGGGTGTCAGCGTGATAGTGGGTGAGCTTGAGCTCGTTAAGTTCAACCGCGATGTGCATGGCGATCCCTCGACACATGGAAGTTACCGCAGGCGGGCCCTTGGTAAGCGAACATCGGAGTCCCTCGCTCAGTGATACGCTGAGCCGCTTCGGTAGCGGTTTCGAGGGAGTGAAAGGCGACCTTACCGCAGCAAGCACAGCGGGGTCGGTTGTCGTTCCCGCCGAACCATGCAGGCCGGTCCGTTGGGATTACGACCGGAGCGGGGTACAACCGCTCCGGCGCGACGTAAGCGTAGTGCCGACCCATCTCACTTCCCCAGCCCGTTGAACTTGCGCCACTGGTAGAACTCGATTGCGGCGTTGGAAACGTTCCAACCCTGCTCGGTAGCGATCTGCTTGGCGGTTGCCACAGTGGGCAGGGTCTTGGTCGAGGCGCGGTTCGCATCCAGGGCGTCCCACACCTGCCGACACTTACCGCCAGCCGAGGGGCGCTTGACGCCGTTGCGCTCTTCCCGGTTCTGCTCGATCTTCAGACCAGTGCCCGAGTGACGGTCGACGCCCGACTTGCGGGCCGGGGGACCCCATTCCCCACCACAACCGAGGCATGCGATGGAGCGGACCCAACCCTTGGCCTGCTCCGGGGTGTTGGCGTCGTCTTGCGTCCAGACGCCGTTGGACAGATCGATACCGCAGCACGGGCAGTGACCTTCAACACCGTCGATGCCCAGGAGCGCGGTGTCCATCTTCTTCGCCATTTCAACGTAGGCAGCACGCTCATCGTCGACGCTCCGCATCACTGCGGGCTGTGCGAACCGGTGCGCTTCCAGCGCGGCGCGCATCCCGTCGTTGTTCAGCTTGGCGTAGGACAGGCCAGCGGCACGCATTTCGGTCCGAAGAGCTTCCTTACCCATTTCAGCGAAGTTGGTCATTTCAGTTTCACTCCAATTTGTGCGCCGCACCGTTGCGGCAACACCCTTCTAGGATAGGCTTGATGTTGATACAAGCCGTATCTGCAGGATGGTTAACAAAATCAGAACGGGATATCGTCGTCGGCGCTGTAGAAGGGTGCGTTGGACCGGGACAGCTCCCCTTCGAGGATAACGCTGCGGTGCAACTGCGAGCGCAGCTCCGTCTCCACGGGCGGGGGCTCCCAGCTATCGGACCGCTCGATTGCGCCGAACGCGGTACCGTCAAGGCAGGTAGCCAGGATCTCCGGGTACCCGCCTGGCTTGTTGATCCAGATGCGCAGGTGCGTTGCAGGTGGTAGCATGCCCGTCGCTTCGAGCACCTCGTCAGTGCTCTCCGGCATCGGCTCGGGGCTGCGAGCCTTCCACCATGCACGCGCCTTCTTCTGCGCCCAGTTCTGGTGCTCGGGGCACACGAACTCGCTGAACCGCTTCAGCCCGCAATAGTAGTTGATACGCACCATCGGCGGGGCGCCGACCTTCGTGTGCTTCTCCACGGTCACATGGTCGACCTTGAAGACCTCGACGATGGGGTTGTCCCCCTTGATCAGCTTCTCCGAGCTTGCGGACTGCTTCAGCTTGGTCTCGAAGGTGAACTCGAACCCGCAGATGGGGCAGTTGCGCAAGCTGGCGTGGACCCATGTGTCGCACCTCTCGCAGCACTTGACCGGGGCGTCCCCGCCACCCTGTCCCTTGCGACGCGGCACCAGCGGATCGTTGATGGGTCCGAGCCGCTTGGTGTTCGCAGCGTAGTCGAGCACCAGACAGTCATGCTTCGTGCTGGCCTTGATCGACTGGATGCGCCCCTCGAGGGTGTCAAGGTCGTAGCCAGCGGTCCAGAACGGTCGCGTACCGCGCCCCAGCATCTGAACCCATAGCACCGCGGACGCCGTCGGGCGAAGCACGATGATCATGTCGATACCCGGTTCGTCAAAACCTGTGGTCAGCACATTGTTGTTCACGACCGCGCGCAATCGACCCGCTTTGAAGTCGGCGATCGTCTGGTCGCGCCCCTCGCGCTTGCTGTGCACGACCCCGGTCGGGATCCCCATCATGTTCAGCATCTCACCGATGTTGTCGGCGTGCTCCGTACCCGCTGCGAAGATGAGCCACTTGTGCCGGTCCTCGCCAATCTGAATAGCTTCGTTGAGTGCAGCTTCCGTGATCTCGTCCTTGTCGACAGCGGTCTGCAGTTCCTTCTCGATGAACTCCCCGCCCCGCATATGCACCCCATCGACGTCCAGCACGGTCTTCATCCGCTTCGGCACCAGCGGGAGCAGGTACCCTTCAGCGATGAGGCGGTTGAACGCTTCGATACCGGTAATGTCGAAGCAGACGTCGGTGAACAGCGAGGGGATCTCAACCTCCTCCCCGTCGACGATCTTGACCTTGGGGTCCGTGAGCTTACCGTGCCCCAGCCGCCAGGGCGTTGCAGTGAACCCGATCACCTTGAGCATGGGGTTGATCGACTTGAGACCAGCGATGAACGCTTGGTACATGGTCTCGTCGTCCGGGCTGAGCAGGTGACACTCGTCGATCAGCACAAGGTGGACGTGGCCGAACATGGCCCACTTCTTGGCGACCGATGCAATACCCGCAAACGTGATCGCCTGGCTGGCGTCCCTGCTGTTGAGCCCCGCGCTGTAGATGCCCGCAGGTGCGAACGGCCACATTGTCTTGAGCTTCTCGAAGTTCTGCTGAATCAGTTCCTTGACGTGCGTCAGCATCAGCACCCGCTGCGCTGGGAACCGCGCATAGACGGATTGGAGGAAGCGCCCGATGACAATCGACTTACCGGTCCCCGTGGGCATCGCGACGATGGGGTTGCCCGAACGAGTGGCGAAGTAGGTCCAGATACTGGTGACCGCTTCGGTCTGATAGTCCCGGTCGTTAAACGCCATAGATCCGCCCCATGTCATACCGGTCGCAACCGGTGAGCTGGAGCTCCTTGGGCAGTATCTGCTTGAGCAGGGTGCACTCCCACTGACCGCCTGCGACTGGTTGGCTGTGCTGGCAGGTTCTGCAGTTGCGGTCGGGCGCAGCCTTCAGGTGGCACACGGGTCGATGGTCGCAGAACCTGCACTTGAAGAACCCGGGGCTCTTGTTGATCTTGTCCGGCGGTAGCACCATCCAGACCAGCTTCTCCCCGCGCTGGATGAACTGCTCCGCCATAGCGGTGTCCAGGGTGACGATCTCCGCGTAGAGGTCGTCGGTGTTCTTGTTGACCGCAACGTACAGCGCAGCGGCGATCCCCATCTTGTGCATGTAGAGTTGCATCTGCACGTAATGCTCGAACTTGGCTTCGCGCACACCCTTACCCGCGAAGTACGTCGACTCCCCGGCAAGGTAGCTGCGCCACTCGTCGAGCGGGCCAGCAAGCTCAATGAAGCTCTTCTCGCCGTGGGTCTTGAACTCACACAGCGCCATCGTATCCGGTGGCAGGTCCGGGATGTGCAGTGCCTGACCGTCTCCGCTGCCACCAGCGTGACCGTCGGCGAAGCTGATACGGAACTGGTTCCCGTTCTCGTCCTGCTGGTAGACGTGCACACCCGCCATCAGCAAGAGCGCAATCAGCCTACCCTCTTCAATGTGCCCCCGGTTGAACAAGCGCACGATACGACCGGGGAAGTTCGATTTGGTTGCCCAATGGAAGTTGTACCAGATCTCCCTCGCGCACTCGTGGCCGAGGATCGACGCGCCCATGTGCGTTCTGTGGCCGTCCTCGTCTTGGCGGTAGGCGTCCCCGATGTGCGGTAAGACCTGCTTGAGCCACCCTCGGTAGGCAGACCCTTGGTCCGCGTGCACCATGCGGTCAATGCGCTGGAGGAGCTTGAGTGCGATCGTCACGTTTGGCATTGCTTCAACTCCAGGAGGGGGATGGGCCCCCTAAAGGGGACCCATGTGCTTGATGCCCGCTTATGCGGCCGGGGGGACTTCCCACGGAGCTTTCCCTGCGGCAGGCGGTGCGGCCGGCGGTGCAGGGGGAGCAGCGGGTGCCGCCGGTACGGGCGGCTTGGTCCAGGCGCCATCGATCCACCACTGCTCGTCGGCCGTACCGGCGGCGTGGATGTGGGTCGGATCGGTGGGACGCTGCGGGCCAACCGGCGGTGCAGGAGGTGCAGGCGGTGCCGGGGGAGCTGCCGGCGCAGCAGGCGGCTGTGCGGCAGGCTGCTGCCAGGGCTGCTGTGCTGCGGGCGGAGCGGCGGCGGTCGCACCAGCGGGCGGCGCAGCCGGCGGAACGAACCCGGACGGTGCTGCGGCGGGTGCGTTGGTAGCGGTGCCGCCAACCTGCTCGTTGATGTTCTTGAACGACGTGATGTCGTTCTGATCATCGTACTCGCCGTCCGCCTTGCGCACCTTCACCCGCACCTTGAGCGGGATGCCGTGCAGCATCTCGGACTTGGCGACCTGGAGGATGCCGACCGCATGTGCGATCGCCGAGAGCTGCTTGTAGGCAATCTCGACGGTCTGCGCGTTGGCGTTCTTCAGGTTCAGGCGAGCGAAGAGCTTGCGGCCCTTGTACTGCCCGTCGAGGATGTCGAAGCGAAGCTGAAGGTAGGCACCAGCGCCGTCCTTCGTGGGCTTCATTTCCGATTCGTCGATGGCCACATTGTACCAGCCAGCGGGGACCGTTTCGAACCCGGCATCGGGTACGACACTGGAGGCGTCGAAGTTAAGATCTGCCATGGGGGACTCCCTTATTGGCGGTTGAAGATATCGATTCCGCGGGACTTGTAGAGCTCGTTCGCAAACGTGTTCCACCCGTCCTTGCCGGACCCGTTTTCCTTGGCAGGTGCCGGGATTGGCACCTCCCCGGAGATGCCGAAGCGGTTGCCCGCCATATAGTTCGGCGTTCGAGAGAGACCGAGCACCCTGCCCTTCCCCTGCGACATGGCTTTCACCATGCCGGTATCCTGACTGACAAAGACCGGTTCGTAGAGGAAACCAACGATGTCAGCCCACTGCGCAATGCGTTCCCGCTTGCCGTAGGTCTTCTGATTCTTGGGGCTGTGCAAGAGCAGGTCCCAGGAGTCATATTCGCCAGCAGTAGGGTCCATGACCTTGCTGCTGAACACATGGCAGGTCAGCACAATGTTGATACCGTGCTTCACCGCAAGGATATCGAGCTTCGCCAGGAACGAGTCGAACTCGTCATTAGCGAGGTTGTACCCTTTACCGTAGCCGCCGTGGCAGCTTTCCATCGTGATGACCTTGTTACCGCCAGGCTTGTAGGCGGGGTCACGCTGGATGATCGCGTCGTGGATGTGGCGCTCGAGTGCGGTGGCGCTGTCGAAGATCAACGTGCGCTTCCCATCAGGGCCTACCGTCCACATGGGCGGGAAGCTGTTCTGCCCCGCCCAGTAGGTGATTTCGTCAACGAGGTAGTTCACCTCGGCGAACGTTTGCAGCATCTTGGTCTTCGGCGTCTGCACACCTGCATAACCGACCTCGAGCGGCACGATGAGCGCACCGGGCGCACCGGAACCGAGGGTAGTCTTACCCATCTTTTCCTGGCCGGCGATCACTATGCGGATCCCGGCGGTTGTGACCGGTCCCGCGCTGATGGAACCTAGAATGCTGTCCATGAAAAATCCTTGTTGGCAGGGTTGTGCAGCATATGCGGCATCAACTGTTCACGCAACGAATGGTCCCTTGCGGTTGGGCCGGTCTGCATAGGCTTGCCCCAGCGCTTCGAGCAGGGCTTCGATAGGGGTTGCACCCGCGCCAACGTGGCACGAGCGCTCGTCGATTTTCACGGAAGCGTGCCACTTGCGCTCGCCCCACCGGTCGGTACTGACCCAACAGAAGAAATCGGTCATCCCTTCATGCTGGTACATGTGCGTGATGGCGGGGACAAGCTGTTCGCTCATAGCGTGAGCGCCAGCACGAATACGCCGTACCGCATGACGTCGGTCAGGCTCCGCGCATAGAAGAGTTTGACCGTGAAAAAGGTCAAGACCAGCAACCGGAGCAGCGGCATGATATGCTCGAGCACTTCCATCATTTCTCGAACCCTGCCCGCACCACATACTTCCCGGTGATGCTCTGCGCCTCGTTGACGGTAAAGCCCCACTTCTGCTCGAACGCCTTACTGGCCCACCCGTCGTTGAACGACAAGCTGTGCGGGTCCATGAGGGCAATGACGTCCTTCTGGAGGTCGCCGAGCTTGTGCTCCGGCACGTTGATGGTCCGGGTGATAGTGGGCATCAGGTGGCCTTCGCACGCTTGGGGATGACGACCTCGAGGGTGGGCGCGCCCGGCTTGATGATCAGCGCTTGGTCGAACCAAAGCTGCTCCTCGGCGGTGAGCTCACGGTACTTGCTGATCGCCAGCTCCGGGTTGTACTTGACCAGCTCGTCGATGTTGATCTTGGGTGCGTTGCTGTCAGGCACCCGCTGCGCCTCGCGCAGTGCGTCGAGTGCACCGGGGTCGATCTTGCGGTTGATGACGTACCCGCCCTTGATCACCGCACCAGTGCCGTCGCCGACCTCGTGATCGTTGGTCCCTTCCTTGGGGTCCTTGAAGTAGAACTTGAAGATGCGGGAGCGCATCAGCGCTTCCTGTTGCTTCAGCTTGCTGAGCTCGTCCTTGACGAGATACCAGTCCTTGAGGTCCTGGAGGGTAACAACGTCTTCAGGGATGTCGGCCATGTTGGTTTCCTCTGTTAGCAACACTTACCCGGACCGTACAGAAACGGGCGTTTTGAAGCAAATACGAAATGCACTCAGATGTCATCGGGCAGCTTCAAGATGCGATACGCCTTACCGTGGAAGTTGTAGGCGTCACTTATCTTGTCCTTCTGCACCTCCATCAAGTAACCGTTGGTGAGCAGCGTGCGCACCGCGTCCTCCAGTGCTTTGTTGGCGCCGAAGCGGTGCGAGGTGAACGTTGGCGTGCGCTGGATGCGGATCTGCAGATACTGGTGCGGAACGATGCTGTTCTCGCGCATTGCGTCCGGTAGCTTGTAGCCAGCAGGGATAGGCGACTGGAGGTATGTGTGCATGATCTTCAGCAGCTTGCGCTCCCTGCTGTGATCGTCCGTACCAACATCGCCTTCCGACAACCGGGTGCGCATGATGTCAATGCTGCGCTGCATCATCTGCACGGCCCAGAGCATGTGGTCATAGCTGATCACCGGGAGGACCCAATTGTCGACAACCGCCAGGATCGCTGCGATGCGGTGCGCGATGAGTGCAGCACGGTTCCACATCTGACGCTTGGACTCGTCTTCCCCCGCAATGTTGATCTGCCTGTCGCACTCAGCGCTGAACGCTTTGAGCAGTGCACGGGCCTCAGGGGACAGCTCAACGGGCTGCGACTGGTCCTTGTGGATTAGGTTCTCTGCATACTTGGCGAGGTCGGACAGACCCTTTACCAGCCGCTCGTCAGGGACCAGTTTGCGGAACTCGTTTTCGTCGGGACGCTCACCCCTGTACTCGATCGTCAAGAAGCGCGAAAGGAACCCGTCCTCCATCATGCTGTCGGTGAGGGAACGGAAATACGTTTGCGGGGTAGTCTCCCCGACAAAGCTGTAGTTGACACCCTGGACGCTGGCGACGTTGTTATCGGTGCTGCTGTACCCGATGCCACCCACGATGGAAGCAGGGCCTGACTTCTGGTAGGTGTTCACCATGAAGGTCATCTTGGTTGCGACCGGTCCGTCCTTACCATCGTCAGCAGCCATGCGCCGCAGGTTGCGTCCCCACTCACCGCTCACGTTGACGAAGCTCGGGTTGACCACACACGCCTTGATCAGCGCTTGCCCGGATGCGTAATCGGTGAAGTCAATAAAGCGAGCAATACCCGTCCCGTGCATGAGGGACGCTTTGAGGTACGCGCTGATCCCGGAGTGTAGCGCTTCCTTGCCCACCGCGGACCGTCCGATCAGGGTGATGTACAGGTTGAGGCCAGACTGCGGGATGTGCCACGCTTTACCCACGATGCCCGCCAACATGCCAAGCGTTGCGCAGATGGAGATCTCTTTGACGGGTCGAACGGACATCGCAAGCATGTCCCGCGCGATCTCCCCAGCTATACCGGGGGGCCAGCTGATCTCCGTGGACGCGGGTAGCGCTCGCGGCGCTTCGGGCACAGCCGCTGAGCTTGGTGCGATCGGTGCAACTGGTGCTTCGGCAGGCGGTTCGGCTGTAGCCCGAACCTGCGCCAATGTAGCTGCGGCCGCCATAAGTTGGCTGACGTCTGCTCGGACTTCCCGGTGCTGGCGCTCCCGGATTAGGCTGAGGGTGAAGTTGACGTACTTGTCGTTCTTGACCGCCTTCTCCCGTGTCCCGAGCGGGCAGCTACGGAACAAGCGCCTGCACTGCGCATTCGACTTCGAGTAGAACGCTAGCATGGACATGAGTGCTAGGTCGGCTTCGGACTGCGAGGGGAACCCGTACTCGCTTTGCAGTGCTGGCAGGTTGCCCGCCCACAGCTTGCTGAACTTGTCGGAGTTGGAAGCGTTGGTTGCGCGCATGAGCACGGACCAGTCGTCTTCCTCTTCCTCAAGCTCCACCAGCTTGAATTCCTTGGGCACGGGACGCATCTGCGTCACCATGTTGTCGAGCATGGACTGGCGGGGTTGCACCGGGCGGTCATGCACGACGTTACCCGTGCAGATCATGAACCGCTCTTGGCTGTAGATCTCAACACCGTCGCGGCGGAACCCCGCGCCAATGTTCCCCTCGGTGATGATGTGCAGCCCCTTACCGCTGCGGCTGCTCTCCGCGTAGCTGTCAATCGACAGCACCATGGACCAATACCGGTCAAACTGCTCCTGTGTGGTCCAGAGCTCCGGGTGTCCAGGGTCCGTGTCGGCGTCCTTGACGTCGAGGTCGATAATGCAGAACTCGTCTGCTTCGTTGAGCATAAACCCTTGGTGCAACCCGGTCTGCGTAATGGTGCGGCCGTACTTGTCAACGTGCGAGGTGACTAGGGCCTTAAAGTGCTCCGACCAGTACAGCGCCTGTTCCCAGCTCAGCCACTCCCCGGGACGGGTAGGTGCGCAGAGGTACAGCTTGCCATTGCTGTCGACGGACATGGGTGCCTTGCTGGCACCTGCTAGCGCCCACTGAGGTCGCTGTTTGAGCGCCGATGGGAGGCGGTGGATTGCGGGTAGTGTGGTCAAGCTAGTTCACCGCTCCTTGCACTGCAGGCGGACAGGTAGGGTGCCACGTCCACCCTCCGCCACACAGTGATCTGCCCACCGTTGATCTCGATGGGTTCGGGAAGCTTACCGCGCTGCTTATCAACCATCACACGAAGCCGACTGATACCTGCAACACGGCAGATCTCGCTGGACGTTACGTACAGCTTGTCGAACTCTTCTTGTGCGGTCATGTAGATCACCCCGGTCAGGAGCAGCACCCTAGCGAGCACCGCAGAATATCGCAAACGGTTGTTAGTAGAATTTTGCACCCTGACGGGGACAACGCTACATGTGGGGCACACGGTTGTTCACTCTATACTAGGTCAGGGGTGGTGGCTCCAGTATTTCGGTGAGGATATGCTCGCCAGCCGGACGGTGATACAGCGGTTGCCCTGGTACGCGGGGCGTTTTCGACAGGTAGTAGACGGACCATGTGTCGTCGGACTCCTTGAGCGCGATAGCTGGTGCGCACTCGATTGACCGCGCAACCGCTTGGTCTTCGGTCTGGTAGTGCAGCGTCCCGGTCAGGTAGTACGGAAGGTTCTTGCTCATCACATGTGCTTTCTGACGGGTTCGACCGTGTAGGGCCCGTTGAGCAGGTGCACGAGCACCGTGTCGTCGATGGTACCCGCATCGTGCAGAGCCTCGAGCAGCCTCGACAGCATGCGGGTCTGGAGCTCGATCCGCCCCTTGGTGCGCTCGAGGTCCCCTTCGTAGCTGTAGGGCGCGGGTGTGAGCGCGTGCTCCACCGCCCCGGGGATGCTGTCGAAGTGGGTGGTGCGCGGGTCCCAATCGGTCTTGTAGGTGAGGTGAACGGTCATTGGACGTCCTTTGCTTCGGTTTTGAGGGTGAGGAGCTTGGTCTTGAGCTGGGCGATCTTAATGTCCCAGCCTTCGAGCGCTTCCTGGCGGTGCAGGCGAGCAACCTTTAGCTCCTGCGCTACCTCCTTGATCAGCGCTGCTCGCGCAGGGTCGACCCTAGGCGAAGTGGTGCCCCGGTGGCGTGCTACCCGTTCGCGGTTCAGGCGTGCAGCGCGGTCAGCTTCGGACTCGCCAGGAAGGGTAGGGTGCACCCGTGGGCGCCCGAGGGGCTTGGGCCCGTGCTCCTTCATCCAGGCTGCGGCATGCCCGGCGATCACATTGAGTCGCCCAAGGAAGGTGTGCACCGTACCGTCTGTCCACGGGTCGGCGTACCCGTCACACAGCAGGGTAAGGGAAGGCTTGCGCCACCGCAGGGGCATGTCGTCGTGCTCGGGCCACCAAGCGCAGGCAGCGCGGTAATGGTCGAGGTCGGCATCGGTGAAGAACTGCGCGGGCAGCATATCCGAGCGGTCCTGCGCTTCGAGGTAGGCCAGCACGTCAGCAGTTGTGGCCACAGCAGGGTCGGCCAGCTTCGCCAAGAGCGGTGCACGCTTCTCGACGTCTTTCCACGGGTCTTGAGACATGGGTGCGCTCCTTGCGCTTGCGGGTATAGTGCAGCGGTTGTGGACAACATCCATGTGCGGGACAAGGGTTATGTGCACTTTGAAAAAGGCGACGGGTAACGGTAACGAGAACCGGCCGATAGCTTTGCGCGCCCGCGTCGCGATCATTGCAAACGTTACATATGTGATCGCTGCAAATGTGTGTAATCGTAACGGTATAGACACTCTATCTACTAATAATATGCTAATTTACTAATAGTACAGTAAGACCCCAAGGTTTGCAGGGGTTACAGCGATAGTAGATGTGTGCTCGGGCTGCTATTGCCCATAATGGGGTGCTGCGGGGTGCTGCGGGGTGCTGCGGGTGGATCAAGGTGCAGCTCATGCTTGGCATGGGGTTGGATGCTGCTTACCGTGCGGGGTGTAGCTGCGGTGCACCCCTAAGGCGGGGTAACACCGTATCACAGGGTTCC